CTGTATTGCTTTTAGCAATCATCGCTTCCATATCTTCTTTTGTTACACCATTACCGTTCTTTTTATCTTTAGCTGTAGCAAGGCCGAATGTACTTAAAGCTCCTGTGAAGACACTGGCAATAAAAGTTGGATCGAAGTTTTGTTTCTGGAATCCTGGTAGGTCAACGTACGCTAATGTCAAGATAAATCCTGACCACACCACGATTCCAAGCCTTACTGCTACTCCAATCAATGCTACCTGTTCATCTTTGTCTGGTGTGATTTCTTGAAGTTTGTCTAGTACATTTTTTTTCTTTTCCGGCTGTACCGAAGTAGGAACTTTTTTGTCATCCATAAGTAAAAGAAACTGGGCGATACTAGAATAATAGTAAACCTATAAAAATGGTAGAAGTCGTTGCTGCTACAACTGCTGCTTTACTTACCGCTTGCTTTGTAAGTGTTGGCAGTATCTCTTTAAGATCTAGACAACAACGTGATGATCACATTCGGTTAACTTCTGCTGTTACATCATTAGAAAATAGAGTTATTAGTATGCACACCGATGTCAGAGATATATACTCAAGACTTAGACACGTTGATATAGAACTTGCAAAATTAACCAAAACACAATAAAACCTCCCTTTACTGCTTTGCTACAAAAGGGAGGCTTTATCTGAACCGTGGGGACTAAGGTTCAAGCCAAAACTAGCAACTATGTTTAGAATTGGGAAGACCCAGACTCCCTTTTTTTTATGCTTGCAATTTTTAAACCTATCATTTTTACCTTCCTTAGAAGTAAAGCAATTAAACAATTAGCACTTGATATTGTTAAAGCTGCTGTCAAAAAAACTGATAATGATGTCGATGATCAATTAGCAGATATGCTAGAAAAAGCTTTATTCCCAGGTAGATAAATGAGCCAATATGATCCTTTCTGGAAAGAAGAAGACGAACGTAGAGTATTAGAAATGGAGAAATGGTACGAGTTAGATAACAGGTCAAATCCTTCCCATCCACTACATGCCCTTTACACAGGTTTAAATGAAAAGTATGGCAAAAGAAGTAATTCTGAATCTTGATTTTCTAGATGAACTTTGTGGTAGACCTTCTCCAGAAGAAGAGTTTGCTATGGAAAAAACTATTATTGAAATTAGAGAATGTAACAGTATTGACAAAGTAAAAGATTATGCAATTGCCTTTGCTAGACAAAGCCATCATCAATCACATTTTATTGCTACTTGTATGGAAAGAATTGCTTTAACAGAAGCAAAACTAATTAGTAGAGAACATAAGGTTAGACAAAAGAAAACAATATTTAGAAAACTATCTATGATTAACGCTATATTATTTGGAAAAGAAAAGGACTCATGAACAGTAAAGACAATAAAGATTTATTAGAAGTTCTTCATACAGAACTAATTAAAGAATTATTAGACCGTATTAGACATGGTGATGCTAAACCTTCTGACTTAAATGTTGCTAGACAAATGTTGAAAGATAATGGCATTGAATGTTTACCAGTACCGGAATCACCCTTTGGTGATCTCATGGCATCTCTTCCTGACTTAGAAGCTATTCATCCTTTAGAACGTTAGTGTGCAACCCTTACCAGAGAAACTACAAGACTTTAGATACTTTCTAATTCTTACTTGGAGGCATTTAAACCTTCCTGATCCAACACCAGTCCAACTAGAAATAGCTGAATACCTTCAACACGGACCTAGAAGAAAGATTATTCAAGCTTTTAGAGGTGTAGGTAAATCTTGGATTACTTCTGCCTATGTGGTGTGGAGACTCCGTATGGACCCACAACTAAAGTTCCTTGTGGTTTCAGCTTCAAAAGATAGAGCAGATAATTTCTCTACTTTCACAATGAGACTAATAACCGAAATGGATATATTAGCTCCACTACGTCCAGATGCCTCTCAGAGGAACAGTAAGATTAGTTTTGATGTAAGACCAGCAAGAGCTGATCATGCCCCTTCTGTGAAGTCTGTAGGGGTCTTAGGACAAATGGCTGGTAGTAGGGCGGATGAAGTAGTAGCAGATGACGTAGAAGTTCCTAATAATTCCTTTACCCAACCGATGAGAGACAAACTTTCAGAAGCAGTAAAAGAATTTGATGCAATCCTTAAACCAAAAGGAATGATTACCTTCCTTGGTACTCCTCAAACTGAACAATCCCTTTACGGAACACTTGAAGAACGTGGTTATTCCACCTGTATTTGGCCTGCTAGATACCCGTCTCTTAGAAATAACTACGGAGATAGACTTGCTCCTAAACTTGCTCAAAGGCTCCTAGATGAGCTTGTAAAGCCTAAAGATCCTGTTGACCCAGAAAGATTCAACAGCATAGATCTAATGGAACGTGAAGCCTCCTATGGACGTTCTGGCTTCTCTCTACAGTTCATGTTGGATACTTCCCTATCTGACCAAGACAGATACCCTCTAAAACTCTCAGATCTAATAATCTCCTCTGTTAACCCAGAACATGCTCCAGAAAAAGTTATCTGGTCTAATTCTCCTGAATACACCCTTCCTGAACTCCCTTGTGTTGGTTTTAACGGAGATCGCTATTACAGACCTGCTCAAGAGTTCGGAGATTGGATTGAATACACAGGTTCAGTTATGTCCATTGACCCCTCTGGAAAGGGTAAAGATGCTACTGGCTATGCAATCGTAAAGATGCTTAATGGAAACCTCTTTGTAAGCGATGCTGGGGGCCTTATAGGTGGTTATGACGAGTCAGTTCTGACTAGATTATCCAAACTTGCTAGAGATCACAAAGTAAACACCATCATCGTTGAAGAAAACTTTGGTGGTGGCATGTTTGCTGAACTCCTTAAACCCTATCTAACCCGTTATCACCCTTGTGCTGTAGAAAACGTCAGAAACAACAAGACTAAAGAGTTCAGAATCATAGATACCCTTGAACCTGTCATGAACTCCCACAGACTAATAATTGACAGAAAGGTAGTAGAAAAAGATTACCGATCAAACCCTAACGAAGCTCCAGAAAGAAAACTAAAACTTCAACTCTTTTACCAAATGTCTCGCATAACCAGACACAAAGGCTCCCTAGTACACGATGACATCCTTGATGCTCTTTCTGGTGCAGTTTCCTATTGGACTGACTACATGTCTGCTGATGAAGATCGCAATATCCAATCCAGAAAAGATGAATTACTACACCTTCACCTAGATAACTGGGACTCTTCCCTCAATAAAACCATCACCCAAACAGCCCTAGGTATGTCCCTTGAACAAATAAAACAAACTAATGATTCAGATACCTCATTCATAAGCTCTACTTATTAACACGCACTATTGGAGAGAGGGGGGAAAGGGGGGTGAGAGGTCAAAAGATAATAAAATAAGACTATATAGACCACAAAAGATACTTACACAGGAGAATCTTCTACTACTTCTTCTCTATTCTTCTAAACCTATAGCCCTCCTATAACTATCCTATAGATATACCTATAACCTCTTATAGCTTTATCCTATAACAGCCCTATAGTTACCTCTAAGGTCAGGCTTTAGACAACCTCCATCGCACATCTGGGCTGCTTTGGTAACTTTCTAAAGGGGTTGGTTGGTGGGTTTTGACCTTTTTTTGTTCCCTTTTGGACTCCCTTTGGTTTGACAAATGTTTTGGCGAAAAAATCTGAAGGGGTAACCATTACGCATGAAACATGAATTTACCCGTATATGGTCCTTTTTTTCTGCAAATAAAAGGTTAATCCTTTTAAACTCTTGATATAACTAGCTTTCAACTGGACTTATAATCCAGTAAAGAGGGGATTCGGGCAGTTTTTACTGTTTTCTAGGTATTTATACTTATGTTTGTATATCATCGGTCCGCCACCCTAAATAGAAATTAATAGCAAGTTAACAAACTGAAACAATAGGGCTATTAGAGGGAAGTCAAAGAAGAGAAGAAGCAGAAGTTACAAAGGAGCGTAAATAAAGATACAAAGGGTACTAGGTAGGACTAGACAAACACTAAGTAGATGTATAATTAAATCAGGATGAACATTACTGATCCTTAAAACAGTGTAGGTCTAGTCACTTGCAACCTTAATCAAGTGAAGGTTTTGTATCTTGTACCTTAAACAAGGGAGGGCCTTCTCAGTTATCTTGAGCCTTAATCAAGAACCGTTCTACCTCCTCAGCCACGACACCAGCAGAGGTAAATCTTTTTAATTATCCCTGGCGAAATTATTAGTAGAACCAATGAAGGGCTTTTTGTCTTTCACTGGTTCCTCAATTGGAACCGATTACAAACGAACCTTTAAAACCCAAAATGGACAGATTAATTTCTGATGTTCGATCTCATGCTTTATCTTTGCTTGAGGAAGGATTTATAGATTATGTGTTAGATGTTGAGGGTGCGGATCTTCATCATCAAATATTCAACCAAGACTATTTCATCATTGGAACTTACCGAGCTAAACAATGGCTAGGAGAATTTACCTGGGATGCAATAGGAAAGATTCAAGAGTATGAGAAAGACAACTTTGGAGAGGTCACAACAGACCTACAAGACCCTGAAAAGGTTTGTAATATGCTTGCTTATATTTTAGGCGAGGAAGTATTACAAGAGTCTTCCAGACTGTCTGACAAGTGGGATGAGGTCTTAACTAAAGAAGATTTTAAAGCAATAGCTGAAGAGATCACAGAAAAAACTTTGGTTAAGGTCTGATTGATGATCCTATGAAAGGTTGCTTTAAGTAACCTTTCACAGGCTCTTCTAATGAGTCTTTTACAACTGAATTAAACTAATGACTAATCAAGTTATTAAGGATGCTATAGGCACTTCTTTTGAGGTCATAGAGAAAAAGCTACCTAGTCCCTGGTCAAGTTTTTTGGTCAATGGTGTAGCTGATTCTTTATACGAAGGAGAAAAAGAAGAAATAGCAGAAACTTTAGAACATTTAAAACTTAGTAATGCTGAGTGTGTAGATGTTTTAGATAATGCTAGTTTTTCTGAACCTCCTATTTATCTCAGCTGGTTATTAGCTGGTGATTATTCAACTTTTATCTTTCATAAACATGAATGAACAGCAACTATTCCGGTCTTATGGTTGTTCTCCTGAGGAATATCAGAAGCAATTAGAAAAGGATTATCGGGAATTATCCGATAAAGAATATGAAGCTGCTCAAGCTTATGAAGCAGATGCCTGGATCTTTAACGAGATTTAAACAAGATGATCCTTTAAAGGGCTCTATATGGGCCTTTTATAGGCTCTTCTTTGAGCCTTTTACAACTGATTTATTACACATGACTAAAAAACCTTTAACAGAGGAAGGATGGGAAGTCGTAGCTGGTAGAAGCACTACCTATGGCAAAACAAAAGAAGAAGTTCTTAAAAGAGCTGCTTCTTCTATCCAAAGATGTGAGTCTGAGGGTTTGTCATGGGAGCTGCATCACGTAGTAAGAACTTTAAGAACTAAGCCTTATCCAAAAGTGCTTATTATTGGTTCTACTGGTAAGGATGGAATTTCTAGACCACATGATTCATGGGTTGAGAAATTCAATCAAACCAATTTAAAACCAGGAAGTAGAAGAGGGCGTTTGCACTGGGTAGATTCATCCGGTACTAGATCAGTCTTTTTTTACTCTCAAAATGTTTTAAATAGTGCTAATTATGATGATGCAATTGATTTACCTGATTCTATTCATAAAGAATTAGCTGTTTTTCTTAAAGAGAATAATGTTCCTATTCATCTCTTCTTATTACAAGAAGACCCAGGAATAGCAATAGTTCTTCCACAAGATAAAGAAGAAAATCATTTCAGCTATAGGCAAGAAAAACCTTTAGATGCTTTTCTTGTTGCTTCCTAACTAAATGATCCTATGGAGCCTTTTAGGAGGTTCCACAGGCTTATTTAATAAGCCTTTTACAGCTGATTTAATTACTTATGAACAAGAAAGAACTTGCCATAGCTTTTGGCGAGCGTACTTCTCAATTTGTATCGCCTAATGAATTAAGAGTTAGGGGGAATTGGGTCTTTCATAGAGATCCAGACTATCCAAATGAAGCTGCTTGTTATGCCAAAGAGGATGGTGATTGTATTTGTTGGGAACCTTACACTGATGTTCCTTTGGATAAATCACCATTTAAACCACATAACGAAGCAGTCGTTATTGAAACTCTTAAAGAGTTAGATGAGGAATACAAAGAACACTGCAAGTGTTACGAGTAACCAACAAAAGAGACCATATAAACCTATGGTCTCTCTCTTTTTTTCTTTCTATTGCTTCAAAGGTTTATATATCCCTGGCCCAAGTCTTGACGATTCCTTTAAGCGCACTTAGTGTTTAATGGAGTCCTCATAGTGGCTCCAAAAGACCCAGAATCTTTTATCAAATGAAAACTAACATCTCTATGTCTTCCACAAAGGAAGAGATAGTTTCTTCTGCCTTGGATATTATTGATAGCCAAGGGGCGGAGCTTCAAATACTAAGGGAAAGACAAGTTGTCTTAATATCCCTGGCCTGTATTTTCTTTACTCTTCATATGCTTTTTTAAACCATGCTTAAGTGCCCTTCTTGTGGCTCTGTAAGTTTTGTCTCTACTGGGGTGGGTCAGGAGAAAATTCCTGACGCACCTTCAGTGGAAACAAGAAATAAAGAGCAGAATCCTTACATCAGAAGAAGAAGGAGATGTAAGAAATGTAATCAACTTTTTTCTACTAGAGAATATGAAGTTGGTCAGCTTCAATCAATCATGCTTGCTGTTAAAGAAGAGTTTTCAACATTAAAAGGCAGTGAAAAACGCCTTGATTCTCTAGTTGTTGACATAGAGGATTTGTTGGAAGAGCTTCTTTCATGGGCAGGTCATGTAAAAAAACAAAAAAAACTACTCAAACAAAGGAGGAAAAATTAATGGACTTACAAACATCATCCTTTGATTTAAACATTCTCAAAGGAGCACTTTTAATTAATACTCATGGTGCTGAATTTCGCATTGTTGGTTTCCATTTCTACGCTAATGACCCAACCAATGTTTATGTAGGTATTCGTGAGTACAACGAGGAAGGAGAGCTACTAGAAGGTGTTACAGGTATCTCTTGGGCATCTTTAAGTGAGTGGCGTATTCAAGTACAAGCAGGTAACAACTAATGCCAATTAACAAAGAGCAATTCCAAGGCATTTCTACCAAGGTTAAGGAGTGTCTAAACATCCTGTCTGAACTACCAGATAGTGAGAAAAAACAGTTAGCTATTTTAATGGTGGCTAATACTTTAAGCAGTAAGTTTTCAGCTGAGACAGCAAACTTTATGCTTGAATTAGATAAGTGGGAGACTAAGGAATGAGTTACCGTTCTTTTTCTAGTGCTTTACCTAAAAAGCTTTTTGTAATTAGGTTGTCTGATCCTAATCATCAACCAGGAGTCAGGACTGAATTAATCACTGCTGCTACTGCTAAAAGAGCAGTAGAAATAGCAAGAGACAAATGGCCTGAAGCAGAAGGAATGATGGTTGTTGATAGTAGGGAATTAATTTGACTTATCGACTAAAGTGGTATTCCATTTTGGTGCATTGGTTGATAAAACATTTGTCCTTTTAAATTAATAAGGACAAATAAATGTCAAATATGCCAGTTACTAAAATCAAATTCACTTTAAGAAAAAGGGGGAAAAGTACTTGGTGTTTACCTAAATCAAAACAAACTTGTTTAGCAAGAGTTTTTGAGTCAATAGGCCAACAAGCACCACCAATTTTTTAACAACCAAAAGGAGACTTGCTATGCCCAGAAGTAAAGTCCAAAGTTTGAGATCTATTCCACGTTTATCTCAAGCTGTAAGGACTGTTTTTAATAGAAGAAAGCGTGGAACACCTGATGCTGATTACTATCTAATGCGGATGGATCACAACATCAGAGCTATTGGTGATTTACCAGTTAATCAAATTACTACTCCTCTTATTAATGTTTTAATTGATTATCATAGAGAAACCTTTGATAACTCTAATAAAACTATTAATAAAAAGGTTAGTAATTTAAAAATAACCTTAGAAGAAATGGAAAATGATGGTCATATAACTATGATTAAATTTCCTAAAAGGTTAAAAGAAAGTAAGGGTAGAACACACTACCTGACTGAAGAAATGGAAGTTCAACTATTAGATACTTTTACGCATTGGGGTTTACATGAACACCATGATTTTGTTAAGTGTTTAATAGATTTAGGACCACGAAGAGGGGAGATGTTAGGTCTAGAGAAAAGGTATGTTGACTTTAATTTAAAGCAGATTACTTTTCCTGATCGTAAATGTGATAACCCTGTTTCAGTTCCTATGACTGATGTGGTAGTTAAAATCCTGACTCCTTACTATTTGAGGAGTAGACCTACCGATAAGCTATTTCCTTACAAACCAGATTGGATTACAAATATCTGGAATAGGGTGAGAGATCACCTTGGTTATGCAGAAAAGGAGTGGTATGTTCCACATCTTTGCCGTCATACCTGTGCTACTCGTTTAGTGCAAAGGGGTGTTCCATTAGGTGTTGTTAAAGACTGGATGGGTCATGAATCTATCCAAGCAACAATGATCTATGCCCACCATGCACCAAAGCAGCTACATGAAGCTGTGAAAGTGCTAAATACAAGCAAGTCCAGTGCATCTATTGCCAGTTGATTTGCAAGCGTAAGCCAAAGCTTACCAACCAGATTTATTACTTTAAGTCTTTGTTTTTTCTAACAAGGGACAAGACTTAAAATCCAGAGACTGTAATGGTCGTGCCGGTTCGAGTCCGGCCACTCGCACCAATAAATCTGATTGGTAAGTAACTTACGTTTTACTGATATAAAACAAGGAGTTACTTATGAATCCAGCCCAGATTCAGATTCAAATAGAGAACGAAATGGAGTCAAGAGGTATTGATTCCTATCGTAGAAAAGTCCAGTTAAATATTGAGAAGGGAAGAGCTTCAGACAACAGCTATGCAGTTCATCTAATTAAGGCAGGTTTACAACCTTTATCTGACGAAATCACAAAGTTTGTTGATAGAGC